GTTAGCAAATCATCTAAATTCATTTCTTCGCTGTCATAGTGCAGTTGAAACATTGTCAGTTTTCCAGTTTTGGGGTCTTTAATCGTTCGGTATTTTTTATGTTTTGAATCGTATCTGGCTACTTCAACCCTAAACTTCACTTTGATTTCTTTAAGAATCTCCTCAACCGAACGGTTTTGTGGCGCCCTTGTGATTAATGTGCGAACAGCGTCATCTATACTACCCATGTTTTCTATTGGCATTTTGTTTTCATTCAATGTTTATCCTCTCCTTACATTGAGGACATCGAACCACAAGTTTTCCGTTTGCATCTTTTTCTGTCACTTCAACTTTGCCTGTCCATCCGCAGAATCGGCAAGACGTGCTAACCCATGCTAAGACTTCAGTTTTTGTTTCACTCATTTTTTTATATTCCTCCATTATTTTCGGTTTCTCGCACAGTCAGACATACTGGCTATGTTCGAGCCACCCCCTATGACCTTGTAATACTCCATGTAGATACGACAGGACCAGCATTGCTAAAAGTTAAGGTGAAAAGCAATTCTGCTTCATCATAAAATTTAATCTCACGTATGTTATCGTTAGCGTCTTTTCCAAACTCAATTTTAGTAATCTTCTTGCCTAACGGAGCGCTTGTGAGCTGGCTTAGAATAGCATTGTGGATTGATTCGCCAGCCCATTTACTCATTAAATAATCCTCGCAATTTTGTGTCTACTAAGATGGTCAGTTTTGCTGCGCAAAGCGTACAGATAATCAGCCAATAGTGACCGCTCCCTTCCAAGTTCTAATGTAATCTCAAGAGTCTGTGTCTTCGCGTCTACGTGATATTCCACACTTAAAATGCGGAAATCAGCATCGACATTCTCATTCGGCAAGGTTACATGGATTTTGTCAGCTTGCAAAAGCGGTGTAGTGCCATAATCAATCACAGTGCTACTTACTGTGAGGTACTCGGCTGGATCTTTCAGTTGAGCAAGAATAGCCTTAGCCCTTAACATGCATTCATTGTCGCTGTAAAGTTCCTCATCAACTTCAACAAGCTCCCTTAAGCCATAAAGTGATTGACTTCCACTATCCTCTTGTGTGCTGCTATACCTACGTCCTCCAAAGAATAAGCCGTCAACCCAGAAACTGCCCGTACCAGAGCCCGTAAACCAACAGTCAAAACGAATCTTCTTTATTTGGATCCAATCAAAGCCGCTTTCAACATCCCAAACATCAGCGTTTCCAACTCCAACTTTAAAGTCTCTTTGGAACCATTCTCCAGCGCCAATGGTGAACATGTGAGAAGCGCTCTTATCCGTAATGTCATAGAGGATTACGTTTACGTTTCCGTTGAAAGTGCTTTCGCGCATAATCCAGAAGCTTAAAAGAGGATAAAGATTTCCGTTGACTTCTTTGCCAGCGTTCAAAGTGAATATACAAGCTGCATAATAGAGATTTGCGGCATACGTTTTGATGCTTCCAGTGCCTTTTTTCTTTGTTGCTGTGTCAAAGCTCACTGTACCTGAAACACCACTCCAAGCACCATCAGTGGGCGTTAGGCTTTCAGTCCAAGCATCTTTGTCCGCTGGAACACTGTTATCTGCAACACCATAACTCGTAATTTTATTTCTTACGCAAGAAATCTCCTTGCGATATTCACTTGCCTCAATCTTCTCAGTTAGAGACACAGACGAGGTTTTGCTATTCCTTGCAAAAAACTCAAATTTGCCGTCAGGGGCAACACGAAAATCGTAACCGATCACGCCAGCCTTATCAGAGGCTCCCGCAATGATCTTCAGAATGTCAAACACCGGAGTATTATCGTACTCCAAAAGAGTGAACGTTGTATCCGTATTCTCAACAAGCTCTGTTCCCTCACGATTATGACTTAAACCAGCAAAAGAATCCATGAGGTCTTTAACTATGACTTCGCCTTTTTGATTGGAATACGTCTTCGTCACAACCCGGCGGAAAAGTTTCTCGCCCCAACACCGACCGCTCACACGCAGATAACTCTCGGTAGGGCTTGACTCGTACTTGATACTCTCCGTCCTCGTAGTAATGATCTGCGGACAGTTCACGCCTCTGCCAATGTCAATATAGCCATCTTGCCCCACGATAATTGGATAGGTCCCGCCCGGGCTATACTTCTTATCCCAATTCTGCAGAAGCAATTCCCAACTGCTAACCTCCTTCGTGGCCCCTAAATGTACTCTGGCTTCAATAATGTCGCCTTGGGGAGGAGTAACAGAGCCGAGGACCACAGCAAGTACTGGAATGCTAACACTCATGGTGCCCCTTCAACTCCCCTGCGATAGAGGTCTGATTCGCCAGCCCTTGTTATGCCTCGAGTGCGTGTCGGCGTTTGAGCAGCAGTCGCGTTATACTCTTTAACGCTTGCGGTTGCGGCGTTCATTTGACTTGCGAAATAAGCCATGGCTGCTGCTGCAGCAATAATCACACCAATTCCAACACCGGTTAAAGCAAGAAACGTTGCGTGGCTAATGTTTAAGGCGTTTTGAGCTGCGGTTGCTGCCCATGTAATGGCTGTTTTGATGCTGTGGGCTATGCCTGAAGCGGTTACGGCTCCTGTTGTAGCTGTTTCAGTTGTTCCTTCAATCGCCACGGCAGCCGTGTGTCCAGTCGTCATCAACGTGAGAAAGCTGTACATTCGAGCGCAGGTTGAGACCACCATTATAACGGTCATTATGGTACGCAGATACTTGCTTGTCTCCTTATCAACGAGTCCAAAATCTGCGGCAAGCGTTGTTAACTCCGTGCCCATCATAGCAGTAGTCCTTATGCCACCAGCAACCGTGCGCAAGCTCACATTACAAGATTCAACATGTGTCTGCATATCCGTAAAGCTTGAGCCTGCTTCCGCAACAGATGCACCCATGGCTGTTGCACTAATATTGACCTCATTCATGCTTGTTTGAATTGGAGAAGTATCAACAGGTGGGATGGATGGGACTTCAACGGGTGCGAAAGTAATCGTTATTGGTGAAGCTTCAACCTCTGCCTTAACTCTTGTAGCGTCTTCGGCGACTTTGTTAATTTCAGGAGAAGCAAAATTCTCTACGTGGAGAGCCATGGATGAACCTGAAACTGCTGAAGCCATCCGTGTAGCATCGCTGCTTATAGTTTCAAACTCTGGCGTAGCCTCGTTAACCGCTCGAATTGTAACAAAAATTTCGCCGAGACTGCTCATGCAGTAGAAGCCTCCGTTAATGCGTATTGCAAGTTTAAACCCATAATTGACAAAAACTCTGAGCGACTTTCTTGAAGTGCACGTGTTAGAAAATAGCGTGGTGCAATATATCGTGTTCCAAACTCTTGGAAAAGGGCGTATGACACATAGCAGCCAACTTTTACGGTATATCCGCCGATTAGTTGAACGTAAATACTCTGCATAAGCCTTCCAGTTTTAACAGGAGCCAATTGCCTTGCTCGCATCATAATAGTTTGTGCTGTTTGCTGTAAGGCTTGCTGTAAATATTTCTGCAAAGAATCAGGTAGCTTTTCCATTTTCCTTCTGAAATCTTCATCCTCAACTGTAACGTTAAATTCAACACTCAATGCAGTTTAGCCTCACGCTTAGCTTTATCAATCTCCTCTTGCGTTTGCCTGTCCACTTCACCCAAAATTATGAGGAATTGCTCAATTGTTTTAGCTGATTGCTTGTCAAGCTCTGTTACTGTCCATCCGAACTCTTTGCAGAGCCTATAAACCGTGAGGGCTGGGTGCGGTTTACTCCGCCTCATCGCCCTCAAGAGTTTTTTGTTTCCTCAATTGTTACAGTGTTAAGTTTGTTTGCGATTTTGCTGAATAATTCTCCTAAGCCTATTGGAACGCCTTCTTCTTCGCCTAAAAGTTTCTCAAGGGTTATCGGCTTCTTTTCTGGTTGCTCTTTAAGCGAAGCATATACTGTTTCAGCCTGAATCGCTACGTAATCTGTTGTTATGACCAAGCCTGTTTGAGGGTTATAGCGTGTGTATTTCTGCAGTATGCGGTTTCTCTTAGCCCATGTAATCTCTTGAAAAACGTATTTGCCCCTATATTCTGAACCGTATTCGTCTCCGATTTCAATAGTTTCTCTCCTCACTTGAAAGCCTCCGCTTAGCTTATCGCCAGCTGTCTGGCTACAAATGAAGCTTTAAGAGATACCAAGTCTTCAACTTTAGTCGGTGTTTTCACATCTTCCCATTTGCAGTTGCTGAAAACAGCTTTGCTGCTTCCGCCTAAGCCAAACTCGAAGCTGAACTCCGTATCGCCTATGACATCATCAAACTCGTCTTTGCTTTCAAACTCGAATGTCACTTCGCCTGTGAGGTTTCGGTGTCTGTGAGGCAGATACTTTAGCAAATAGCCGCTTGTTGTGCGGATAACGGGCACTTGTTTAAGGTTATTCTCGATGTTGAATTTCCACTCTGTTACACGGTCGAGCGTTGTTACTCCTTTCTTTACGTAGCTTTCGTAGAAAGGTATGGCTCCAGTTTTATCTCCGTAGGTTGCTCCAGTGATCTTTGCGGTTCCGATTGCCAAATCTTGACTGAGAAGCTCAGCAGTTGCCTTCACAAAGTCTTCGATGCTACATTCAACTGTTAGCTTCTGGAATTTGCAGCCTGTATGAAGCAACGAGATTATATCTGTTGCCGATGCGAAGATTCCCTTGTAATACAAGACTTGAATACTGAGAGAATCATTAAGTTCAACCTTTACGTGTTGCAGAAAATCGATAGGTCCATCGCTTGGCAGTGGATAAGAAACTTTGATGATTGGTACTCTTAGACCTTTCTTGACTGCTTGCAAATCAACTGAGCCAATTCCTCTGAGTTTTATGTTACTCGGGTTTATGGCTGGCTCAACGTTTTCCGCTGGAACACCAACCATCGATGGGTTTGTCGGTGTTGTTCCATAGATGCTTTCTTGCACGTAGTAAACGCGGCTTTCGTGCGCTCCATATGTGTCAACCATTTCCTCTTTTCACACTCCTTTTTTAGAATACTCCTCCAATGTCCTCGAAGGACCATGATTTTAGGATAAACTCGGTACGGAAGATGATAGGTTTAACGTCAACACGGTCTGCATCACGAAAACTCGCAATATCCAGATATGTTATGCCATTAACTGTAACCGTGCATGAAACACAATCACAATATATTATAGCTGCTGTGGTTCCGTTGCTCGGGTTTGTTGTTCTGGCAAGAAGCCAAACATAACCCTCATCATCAATGAAGTCCGTAATACTCGTAGTAAGCGTGATAGTGATTGTTTCATCCGCTCCGCCCGTCCCAGATTGAGCGTTTTGCCAAGCGCTTGCCACGTGATTCCAAACCTTTATCGTACTCCCATTGCCGGCTGGGGCAGTGCCGTAGCCTTCAAACGCTAAAACAATCTTTTTAACCGTTTTCTCTCTGCTCTCAACCTTGAAGCGCAAAAGCATCAATCCATATTCGAGGTTAACAGAGGTGCTTTTAGAATAACGCTGATCATCACTATACCAGATTCCTTGATATTCAATGTTAGTTAGCTCGGTCCAAGAAGCGTCTCCAGGAACAAGCTCGGAAGAGGAGCTTACTTGAAAAGCCTTATGAGGATCGCCAGAAGGATAACCTAAACCAGCAAAATTGTATTCCAACACATTAGGGCTGTTACGGTTCTGGTGTATGATACGGTTGATCTCTTCAACCATTTTTTGGCGCATGAGCCTTCCCGGGTCGGATGTTGCTGGGCGGTCGGTTGCCCATGTGTTAACTCTGATTCTTCCTAAACGGCGACGTATTCTGCCAGACATCTCGATTTTCTGATCTTCACTCTGAACCAAGCCAACAGTTATTTGAGCGTCATAGTTTTTGAAAAGTTCTCGGTCATACCATTCTTTGCTCACGTAAATGTTAGCGATTGAATTATCGTCTTTAATGACTTGGATTTTCTTGCTGAGAAGCCTGATTACTGTTGTTACAGGGTCTTCATACTCACTCATTGACTAATTAGCCTCCGACAAACGCTTTTGTAATATTCAGGGTCGCCATTCAAATCGAAGCCTTGAACGGTTAAAACCTCGTAATCAACGCCATCACGCCTGATTTTGTCGTGAACACGTATGGGTATGAATGTGTAAACTGTGATGTGGTCTTCAAGGATGTAGCCGGGTTCGATCATGATTTCTCCTGCCGTGCCCATTGTCACGGTTCCTTTGATGCTTAAGCCTTCTCCATAGATGACTTGTTCAGCCGCTTCAATAATTGGATAGAGAATAAGGCTTTCTCCTTGCAAGTCCAATATGCGTGTGAAGGCTGTCAAGGGGTCTTGATAGTTGAGGAATAGTTGTGCAAGCCAGCTTGTGTTAGCCATGGCTTTCTGAGGCGTGATGGGGCTGTAATCCGTGAAGACTGGACCCCACGAAGCCAAGAACTCGTTTTGATACTTGTTGATGATTTGCATGCTTAAGGCAAGGCTTGGCTTGTCATGTGCAGCTCTTATTTTCCAGAGAATACCACTCGTTAGGGCGTCATAGTAGGCGCATGCTGGAAAACGGGTTACGACGTCAATGTATCCTGGCCAACAAATCGCTGGGTTATAAGCTGGGTACTGAGCTGAAGCCCGAATAGCCTCGATAAAACTGTACACTCTTTGGCAGGATGTGCTCCAGCCTTCGTAAGTATAAAGCCCTAACAGTGCGAAGCTAACAGGATCATCATAAACCTGAGTTTCACCTAAGCCGACTCGATGCCATTTTCCGTCACCATCTGGTTTCGGGTCAAAATAAAGGTAAAGCTGCTCAAAGCCACTTCGAAGGAACGCAATCGCATCACTCATCATAGTAGTATATGTGCTCGCGTTGCCCACATCGTAAGTTTCTGCCAGCATCTGCAAACCGATAAACCCATAAATTGGCTCAATATCCATGTACTGACTCCAGTTATCGTTGATGTCGACGTACCTGGCGAAACCACCGTAATACCTATCGAAAATACCAAAAAAGACAGGAAGAGTTTGCATATTATGAAGGAAAGTGTAGCCAGCGAGAACCGCGGCTGAAAGATAACTCGCTGTATTTGTTAAGGCGTAAGCTCTCAGAAGGCTTGGGATACATCTTCCCGCATCAACAGCATAATACTGCGTACTGCCCACAGCGCTCGCGAAGCCACCGTAAGCGTTCTTTGAAGCGTTAGTACACTGCTGCGAAACAATAAAGTTCGCCAAACTCACGATCTCAGCGAGGATGGCAACCTGGTTCGCGCTGAATTGCGGAGCGCTATAAGCTTGATAAAGAAAGTCAATGGCGAAGGCAGCAGGAAACACACCTTGCCCAAAAGCTGGGTCTGGACCTTCAACCTTGCCGTTCTTAGCAACGTGGTAAGTGTATGCAGGTTATTCTGCATCGTCACAACGTTACCGTTGACGGTATTAACTTGATTCCATTCACTGTGAGCATCATCGTTTATTTCGACGGGAAAGCCTGATTGAAACTTGAAACCGTCAGCCACTGTGACGTTTTTCTGTCCCGCAGACGCGTCAGCAGTCAACAACGTAGGAATAACATAAAAGTACGGTGCGTAATGCATTATGAAATCGTAATAGCTTTGTGGAACGTTCACTTTTCCATCAGCTCATTTATCAACTTTTTAATCTCGCAATGAGTGCAAACAGAATAATCGGTAACAGAACACTTTTCGCACACAAGCTTGCTGAGTCTCTTAAGCTTCTCAATCATCAAACAAATTCCCGCCTCTCAGAAAGCCCCCAACCAACAAGTTTGTCGATGGGAGAGAAGGGAGAAGATTTCACCACAAAGCCTTCTGAGTGGGTTCGGGTTTCACCTTTTAATCGTTCCAGAACCACAACGCCAAATCACTTAAAACTAACGCAAGAGACGTGAGAATCAACGTTAAATCATACGCTTGCCCAATCGTCATTCTTATCAGCGGTATACTGCACATTTGGAACGGTGCGTTATAAACTGAAGGGTTACTCCAAATATAGCCTATCACCAGCAACTCATGCTGCCAAAGTGACATAACAAAAATTATTGTTGCAATCACGAGAACAACCATGTTTAAAGCGTGTTTCCTCATTTTATCCTCACCCGACAATCTCAACATCGTAGCCGTTATCCATGAGTTGCTTAAGTTCGGCGCTTGTCAAAACCATCTTAACACCATTCACTTTAGCCACGATATAGTTGCCTTTGCCCAAGACTTTGCTCATCTTTTTTTACTTTCTATTCGTTTGAAACATGAGTCTCTAAAGGGACAATGATAAACGCCGATCCTATCAGTCAGAATTGCATGAGCACAATAGGCTCCCCAAAAACATTCTTTCATGGGTTGATCAACCCGCCCCGATATGTCGGGACTTCGTCTTTGGCTGAAGCTTCAGCAGCCTTCACGGGCAAAGCAAAATTCACCAGGACTCTGAGCAAGTCGTTGCGGAAGCCTTGAACCGCTCCTTCAAACGCAAGCCTACCAATTGAAGCCTTTGTTATGTAAAGGTCTCCGAGACGGTAGTCGAAGGCGCCGAGGAGCATGCCGCCGCTTGCAGCCACAAGAATACGAAGTGAAGCAAGATTGAAAGCAGCCATCTTCGCCCAATTGTACCGCGAATCAGTCACAAGTAAATCCTGACCTACAATACTATTCACGTACAAGTTGGCATAATCAACATGGGCCTGAAAACTCGCTTGGGCCACGGGCAAACCAAACACTGTGTAGCTCAAGCTTGCAGAGTCAAAACTCGCGTTAAGATGACTCTGAATATCCGTGTAACTCACATATTGAACGGTCAAATCATCTACCTACTTTTCTCCCATGAGAAAAATTTATGCGACTAAAAAGGGGGAGTTTTTTATGGTTTATACGCAGGCTTCTGACTATGGCGTTGGAGGCGGGCCAGTTGCTGAAGTCTGCACTTTTTGACGATCCAGCCAGTCGGCATACTCGTTTGTTACGAACATTAGGATAGAAGCTCCAAAACTTATGCCCGCAAGTTGTACTGCAGTCAAAGTGAGCCAGCCCAGTCCATAAGCAATACCAGCGATAACAAATATGCCCAGTCCAAAGTATATGCCGAAAGTAATGCCCACCAAGAACCCGTTTGTTATGCAGAACATTAAGCCATAGTTGTGCGACTCTTTCAGCCATTTACCGTATTCCCAGCTAATGCCAGTCAAGATACCATTCCCGAACACGAGACCAGCGATTACCGTTGGTGTAAGTGCAGCAGGAATGAAACCCAGACCATAAGCATTTGAAGCCAGAACGAATATGGCAACGCCGAAGAGTAAGCCAAGAGTTATGCCGTAGAGTAGGCCTTTCGTCAAGTTGAATTGCAATGGCATTTTTCTTCATTCACCTCCATGAGGCTTTTATTTTTGCCACGACTCTGTTTCCCTCAACCCGCTGTGTGATTGAGGATTGAAACAAAAATGGGAAAATAAAATGGGAAATTTTAGGCTGTTTAACTTGATGCTAAACCTGTCACTTTTACGATTGCTTCTCCATATGTCACAACAGGCGCGTACCTCGTTGTCAACGAAACTTCTACGCAGTCAAATTCTTTTTTGATGTCAACATCTGTAAGCAAAGGTCGCTTGATGACGAAGAAGCCGATTGGAGCGTATGCGGCGCTTAAGTTTTGTCCTGTGCTGAGAATGTAACCTGTACCTACTGGAATCACGGTGCTTATCATTACGTCCATGCCGTAGACTTTGCCTATGCTTCCAGTTTGGATTACTGGCTCCCCATATTGCAGGTGTAAGCTGAACTGAGGCAGATACATCACATCTCTTGCGTTTATTGGGTTTAGCAGTATTGAGTCGGGAATCAGGTTGTAGCCTTCAATAGCTGCCTTAGCCTTCAAAATGTCCTTCGTGCCAAGTCCACCGGTTATGGTAAATTCCGTGCCTGTTGCTCCGAGGCTTGTGCCTGTCGCGGTTTGGCTGATCCCTGCGCCTGCGTCAATGACTAACTGGCAGTCCTTGTCAATAGTGTAAGCCATTCGCCTTGCAAGTCGCCGTAGCTGATCCTCAATAACTGGAATGTACAAGTCTTCAATGTTCTCTCGGCTTATCCGTTGACGTGCGCCTTTTTTGTAAGGCGTCACCGTTATCGTTGTGTACGGCGTGTAATCCATCATGATTTCGCTGCCTTCCGCTATTTCACTCAGAGCTGCTGCTCGGCTTCCACTTTGCTTCACGAAGGTTGCAGTTTTACCCGCGACCAACGGAAATTCTGGAAACAGCTTCTTAACTACGAGCGCCGGCATCGTCAGCTCCAAAATCTTCTTATGGAGTGACGGGTACGCGATTGCGCCAGTGTCCACCCATGAAAGTGCATCTCTAAAAAGACTCATGTCAATTCACCTTCACTATGATACTGGCATGATCATTTGCATAACTGCGACTCTAATGACCGCACCAGCAGCTGCGGCACCTTCGACAGCAATTCCGATAAGGTAAGCCAATGTACCTGCACTAACGCTCACAATTTGCCCACCTGTTGTGGCAGCAACATGAAGACCAACTGTTATTGCTGCGCTTGCAGTCACGTACACGATTGGGCAGCCCATCAAAACGCTGACTTGCTTGCCAACGGTTGCTTGGTTTGTCACGGCTACTCCGATAATTTTGTCGGTTACTGCAGTTGCTGGTGAAACTGTCATATCAGCAGTAATCTTAACGGGTTGACCCATTGTTACGGCTGCGCCTACTGCGAAGCTTACGATGTCTCCTGGAAGACTGTAGATGTTTCCTGCTATACGTGCGTCAGGAGTAAGACTCATTCAAAATCACCTTTTACTGGAATCCAACAAGTTTCTTGTGAGCCTTGAGTAAATCCTTGAACCAGTCGTAGTTGCCAAGCATGTCCCTGCTGATCTCGTCAACAGCAACTATGCCCTTGCCACTTGCACGCTTCGCCTCAGCTTCAGCCTTCGGAATCTTAGCCTCTTCGCCTTCTTCTTTGCCTTCCTCTTCTGGCGTTGCTTCCTCTTCACTGAGCTTCTTTGTTAGTTCACTGAGTTTTTTGCTTAGCTCTCGTTTTCGAGCTTTTTTTCCGATTTCCGCCTCTAATTCACCTATCTTTTTGTTTAAAGCGTCGATTTCCGAGTCGCTTGCGCTTGGATGACCTTCCCTTATCTGTTTCTCAAGTTGCTGCAGTTGATTCATGAGGTCTTGATATTCCACTTGTTTCGGTGCTGTTTCTCCCGGAGCCACATTTACTACGCCTTGTGCCTGGTGTGGAGAAGCATCTTTATCCGCTTTAACGGACATGTGCTTCACCTCTTTTGCTTCTAATTTTTGCTTTTCAGGTTCTTGCAGCTCTCGCTTAGAACCCACATCATCACTTTTATTAGAAAGTGACTGCGAAGCAGCGGGATTCGAACCCGCAACTGTTTTCATAATTGCATTCCACTGGGCATCATTCATAGCAGCGAAAAAGCCCACGGGTTGAAACTCCGTTGTTTTATAGGCTGGCGATGCCACGATACTTAACTCTCGGACTGTTGGCTTGTGAACGATTTCCCAAGCTCCAGGGCAAAGGTGAATGAGCATGCCCTCTTTGCGTGTGGGACGTTTGCATTTGCTGCATTCAACATCCTCACTGTCAACTTGGACGCTTACATGGGTAACATATCCTCGTAGTATTTTTTCAATAAGCTTTTCTTCGCCAACTTCAGCCCGAAAGAGAATTTTATCGCCATCACGTTTACTCTCAGAAACCTTACCTACAATCATCAAGGCACTTTCAGCATGATCCACACGGAGCTGTGCACCAAAAAGCGATTGTGTTAAAAAGTCAAGGTCTTCAGCGGGAATCTGCCACTTATTAGCGTTCACGCTCGTATCGATTGCCACGCCCTCTATATTCAATAGTTTTTCCTTGAGCGCGTACTCTACCTTAACGCCTTCCTGAGCCTTAAAAGGCACAAAATAACGCAATTGCATTTCAAATCACTAACGAAGACTTTTTAATCAGAAACATCCACATTTGATTGAGCAATGATGTGGAAAAAAGGAACATACCATTACGAAAGATGTGCCGTATGCGGTAAACACATTAGAATACTAAACGATGATGATGCTTTTCCTATCCCTACAAATTATCGTTATGATGAGTATATCTTAGAAGTTGGGCGAGTTACTGCACTTCAAGCTGGAAATATTTGCAAGAAAGACCTAAAGAAACCCGTGCGTGAAAGAGTCGTTGAAAAGCCTGTGTAGAGCTTCATACCATTGCGGGAACACGTTTATTGCGAGTTTTAAATAGGGCTTCTTGCCAGGCGCGAAATGACTGCCAGTCCTCAAGCATGCTCTTCTGGCCGTAGCCTTCCATGCGCTTTTTCAAGCTTTCGGGAAGGTTTCTGTAATCCGGATCGTCAGGCTGCCACCTGATCGTTATGCTTTTGGCTAATGCTGATTTGATAATCCGCTGGGTTATGAAGGCACGTGCAGCAGGACCGTAAGCTTTTCTATGATCCATGTGGCTCCAATAAGTAACAGCTGCTTTGACATGAGCGTCGTCGATGGGATAGTTGTAGCCTACTGGGTCTGCGAATTGGCTTTCAGGGATATCTTTATACTCTTTGGGTTTGGTGAAGCTTGTGTTTGAGCCTCTTTTGTAACCGTACTTTTGTTCTCTTTGCCGCATTGCCTTCTCAAGTTCTGGATCTGCTGCTTGAAAACTCATATTCTCACCATGACTATGAAACGTGTGATATTTCCATGTAAGCTTGAAGAGCCATTTTACGGTACTCATTCCATACGTTGAAATCCATAGCTGTACGGGTTTCACTTTTTACGTGTTTTTCATACCAGTTATTAACTTGCTCACGTGTTCTGAATCGTTGCTTGTCAAACATATAATTCTGAATTTCCCAGCGGTCAGAGCTCTTAACTCTTCCAAGCGTTATTTTTACGCCTTCTGTGATCTCCTTAACTCTAAACTTGTCAAACCGTGATGGATCAGCAACACGCATGCGCCAGACAGTTGTGCCTTCTTCAAGCCCTGGCATTTTTATTCGCCTCTACTGAGCTTTTCAACAACAGCCTTAGCGACGTCTTCAGGCTTCAACTGTTTCTCTTTCTTGGTAGGGGTAGGCATACTTAGTAGGGGCTCCCCTTCTGGATATTCTTCGGGAAAGCCTAACTGCGACCGCGCCTCACTTGGCAGAATAATGCCTTTCTCCACTAAGTCACCAACAAATTTGGCTTTATCCTCAACTGTGGGCTCCCAAATTTGACGCCACTTAACATGCGGAACCTCGACGCCTTCGCCAAACTTGGCTTGGATAAGCTGCTTAAACAAGTCGGTTTCAAGTTTGTCTCCGAGCAATTCCTGTATCATCCGAAGCCTTGTAACGTACTCTTGCATTACAACCTCAGCGGTTGCACGGTTTGTTCCTTCGCTTTCGCCTAAAAATATCTTCGGCACGCCTAACACTGCTTCGCGTTGCTTGTAGAGGTAATCAAGCCAGAACTGGACATTCACATCTTTTGTAAGGCTGGGAACAACATCAACGGTAACATCACCGCGGACAAACACGTCAGTCGCAGGCTGACGGTCTCGGAAAGCTTCCATTAGCTGCTGAAGTTGCGGGTCGCTGAAGGGCATTTCCGGCCTGCCTGCCTTCACAACGAGCATGGGCTTAGTGTAACAGTGAATAATCACTGCTATGTCGCTTTCCAGTTGATCAAGCAATGCCTGAATCTTCAGCAACGGTCTAAGGAGGCTTGTGCCATAGCTGAACTCATACCACCATGACTTAGCCCCCCAACGGAAATGAGCAATATCGTTTGCTTCAAAAACGACGGGTGGAAAAGTCAATAGTTGAATGTAGCCGAAAACGTTTCCATAAGCATCTCGGCGAACCCGAAGGTGAACAGGGTCAAGCGGTTTGAGCCAAACAATTTTACCTGTGTCTTCATCTCTGCAAAGCTCCAGGTATGCGCTTCCGAAGACAAGCATGTCCGTGGCAACGATCCGTAATGTTTGGAGAATGTTGTGTTCGTCAATCCAATCTGAAAGCCATTCGCGGACTGCATCATCGGCGCCTTCAAGTTCGAACCCGTTGCTTATGGCAAGGTTAACGGTAACATCAAGTGACGCTTTAATATATGGTGTGAATGCGTAAAGGTCCTTATATTTGGGCAGGTCTTCAATTGGAACCGCACCCCAAATGCGTTCCCAATAAGCCGTGTAAGGCGGAGTAACAAAGCCCGCGCCTGAGCCTTTAAGCATATACCTTGTGACATAGCCCCAAAGCATGCCATCAGCTTTCCAGCTAACCGGGATCTCCTCTTCAATCTGGCGCTTGCTAATTTCTGGCGGAACTTGGCGTTGAGCTTCGAAATCGTCTTTTAAAGTGCTTTTCCACGGCATATTATTTCACTACTTTGTAGGCGCTAAGACAATGCCTTTACTTTCGGATGCCCTCTCTATCACGATGCGAACTTCTTCAAGAACCACGTTTTTTGTAATGTCCACGCCGTTAACGTAGATGTGCAGGTCTGCTGGAGCACAATTTATTTTCATGCCCAAGGCTTTCACGTCGCCCTTTGAATTAGCAACGAAAATTTCTTCTTCCATCTTATTTCACCAAGGTTAATGTGGAAGCATAACCGCGCCCTTTCCAGGTGGAGGCGCCTGCGTGCCTGTGTAAACTCCTAATGCGAGGGACCACAACATGTCATCATGGCTGTTTTCTGGATGACTAAACTGTAGATGTCCGCTTTTGCTGTAAGCGTATTGTTGCTCGTTGATCTGCTCGCATAACTGTCTATGATACGGTATTGCTAAACGGTTCTGTTCCATTGCAATTTTCAATGTCGTCAATAAGTCCTCTTTCGTCTGAACCGTGAACTTCACGCCTTCAGCGCAGCCTACGCCTTGGTTGCGGATCTCCTCAAGAACCGGCTCGCCTAAGCCGGTCTGATCCACCAGCAAGCTACGGAATTGGAATTTCTGATCAGCTCGGACGAGATGCCCGATCACTTGTGTGTAAGGCGTTTCAAGCGGAAACTGGTACATGTAAACTAATTTGAGGACGTCGCCTTCACGCCTCAAAACCGTGAGCACAGAATAGTCTTGGAGCTTCCCAAAATCGACTCCTGCATAATACTCCGCAACTGGAAACGAGGCCTCAAGACTTACGTACAGCTCCACACTGTGCTTTTGGGCTAATTCAACGCAACCGCGGATTAAGGCTTGACTGAAAAAACTGTTCACAGACTCTACGAACTCGGCTTCATACTCCATCAAGTACGCTTCATGGGTCATGTTCTGCCTCATTTCCTCGAGAAACTCGGGCTTGATCAGCGGACACTCGCTTGACTTGACTCGGTGCACGCTGTAGGCAGGGTTCACAAAAGCGCGGTAGAAAAAATGATCCTTGCCCCAAGGGGTACTGAGGAAGATCGCGTAACCATCCGTGGTGGAGAGCATCGGAAAAATAACTTGTGTTATAACTCGCTCGGGCATGAAGGAAGCTTCATCACAGATACACACGTTTGCGGTGAAGCCACGCAACAGGTTTTCAGAGCAAGGCAAAGCGATGATGCGGCTCCAGTTTTCGAAATGAATCAGGGTTCTTGTTGCGCGTAGTATTCTGTTTCTCAATTGAGGTGCGAAATAGACGAATGCTGCGATCCGGTCGAACATTATCACGCTCTGTCGAAGGCTAGGCGATGTTATCAGCACCGTCACATTCGGGTTTGTGTATGCAAGGTATATGGCTTTCATGGCTATGGTTGTCGTCTTGCCGACTTGCCTCCCCATGCAAGCGACTACGCGCTTGCTCGTGTCGTCGAGTAGTTTAGCCTGATACGGAAAAGGCTTAATGCCCAGAACTTTCTCAGCGAAATCAACAGGCCCCTTGATTTCAAGGGCTTCCTCAAGCTGCAGTTGCCTGACTATTTTATCAATTTCAGGAAGCTTTTTTAGCGCCCTGCGCTGCTTGTAGCTCCGCCACAGTAGCCGCAAGCTCTTCAATCTGCTTCTCAATTTTCTCCCACTTCTCATAGCCCGCCAACAAAGGCCCGTAATCCTTCGCAGCCTGGAAGATTATGCGAAAACGTTCAAGCGCAAACTTATCGATCTCTTTCATAGCGCAGGTTTGCTCAAAGGCTGTTGTAAACAGTTTAATAACTCGTTCCATGGTAAGGGCGTTTTGAGCAGGCTCAATAGTTATAACTTTGGCGCTGCGATTGACTTTGACTATACTACTACCGTAAAACTGCTTAACGATGCTATGTAACGTTCGCCCAGGCAACTCGCCACTATCATAAATTTGTTGAGGATTCAAGCCTCTTTCAGCCATCTCCAAAAGAAGCCCATTCTCGGCATCCGTCCAAGGCTTTCCCCTAGCCATTTTCACTGCGCCTCTGAAAACTTCCCCTTCCCCTCGAATCAAGCAGCACCTCGCCTTTCTCAACTTCTGGAACCCGAGAAACCTCTACTGGACCCTGAAGCCCATGTAGAAGGCCAACACCGTCTACTCTGCATATTGTTTTAAATTCCCTACATCTAATTTCGCAAGTTTCTTATTGCAGTTCAATGCCTATATTTCACGGGGTTGCTTTGGGCGTAAACCTCCGCGACCTTGTTCCGAAAACTATTGTTAGACTTGAGGATTTAAGTGGAAAATCCATAGCAATTGACGCTTACAACGCTTTATACCAGTTTCTAGCCATAATCCGTCAGCCAGATGGCACACCATTAAAAGATGCCACTGGAAGAATCACAAGCCATTTAAGCGGGCTTCTTTAC